GGATCAACTCAAACAAACCTTTCAACAATTTGTTAACGATGGCAATGTTCCTAATCTTATCTTGACCGGTAGCGCCGGTGTTGGTAAGACTACGATTGCCAAAGCCATGCTCGAAGAACTTGACTGCGACTACATCGTCATCAATGGTTCGATGAATGGTAATATTGACACCCTTCGCAACGATATCATGTCGTTTGCATCCTCAGTATCTCTCCAAGGCGGTCGCAAATATGTGATTCTCGACGAAGCAGATTACCTTAATCCTAACTCTACTCAACCTGCTCTTCGTAACTTCATGGAAGAGTTCTCCAAAAACTGTGGCTTCATTCTTACATGCAACTTTAAGAACAAGATTATTGATCCACTACACTCTCGATGTAGTGTGGTCGAGTTTAAACTTGATAAAGATCAACGTATGGAATGTGCTGCTCAAATGTTCAAACGAACATGTACAATTCTTAATCAAGAAAATGTAGAGTTTGATAAAGCAGTTGTTGCTGAAGTAGTGAAGAAGCATTTCCCTGATAATCGTCGTATTCTTAATGAGCTTCAACGATATTCTGCTACAGGACGCATAGATACTGGCATCCTAAATAATTTACAAGAAGTGACGATGACTAATTTAGTCTCATCTCTCAAACAGAAAGATTTCACTTCGGTTCGTAAATGGGTGGCAGAGAATAGTGATGCAGACAATACAACAATCTTTCGGCGACTTTATGACAAGTGTTCTGACTTCATGGCGCCAAGTAGCATACCTCAATTGGTCCTTATTCTTGCCGATTATCAATATAAGGCTGCATTTGTTGCAGATCATGAAATCAATATGACTGCATGTCTTACTGAGATCATGGCCAATTGTGAGTTTACATGATTTTAATTAATAATTTTTTATCACTGGAAGATTGTCTTAAAGTTTCAGAAGATAAAAATAAACTCTGGAAAGAAAATTGTTGGACAATCAATAAGCACAACTGGGAACCCAACTTAACAGCTGGTCTATATGGATCTGTCTATATGACCAATGTTTCTCCTGAAATTAATGTCAGAGTAGGATTTTATATCGACAAATATTTTGATAATAAAGTAGATTGGGATAGAACTAATATACAACATTTTGTATGGGATACTAATTCTGGCATAAACTGGCACAACGATAGGGGATATGATTTTGCCGGTACCATTTATATAAATGAACACTATAATCCTGATTGGGGTGGTATTTTCGAATATTTTGAGAATGTAGATAGTCAACAAAAACATTCCATATGTCCTGAGCAAGGACTATTCGTGATCAACACTATAGGTCAATTACATCGTGTAACTAAAATTACACATCCTATGATGGATATTTTTAGACACACAATACAAATTTTCGGAAAGTTTAAAGATGTTTAAGAAAAAACGCCCTCTATGTGAGGTTGATGTGTGTGATAATTTTCTCCCTGATACTGGAGATTGTGGTACAATTGTGCTTGGCGAACATGAGTTTAAAGTGTGTGATGAATGCTATAAGCTTATGGAGAATATACAAATAAAATTTGAGGAGCGCGAAGACGATGAGCAATCCCTTTGAGTATCTGAACTCTATCAATGTCACTAAACAAAATCTTATGCGTGGTTCCAATGATGATGTGATCGCAGAAAAAGATTATTTGCCATTCATGGTCAATCGTGGTTTGTCATATTTTCAAGATACAATAGCACTCGCTAACGAGATGAATATTCATCATGAGCTCGATAAAAAGCTTCAATACGAGTTTCTTATAAATATTGTTAGAAAACGAAAAAGATTTTCTAAGTGGTACAAGAAAGAAGACGATAGTGATATCGAAGCGGTTATGGAATATTATGGATATAGCAATGAACGAGCTTCTCAAGCACTCACAATCCTCTCTCAAGACCAGATAAAAACAATAAAGAGCCGAATAGAAAAAGGTGGATAGTACATGAATATCGACTCACTTGTAGAGGTAGAGTTGGTGTCAGACGATGACTTTTTAAAAGTAAGAGAGACACTCACTCGTATTGGAATTGCTTCGCCAAAAGAAAGAAAGCTATATCAATCATGCCATATTCTTCATAAACGTGGCAAATACTACATCGTACATTTCAAAGAACTCTTTGCCCTTGATGGCAAGCCTACTAATTTTTCTGAACAAGACGAGAGTCGTCGTAATACTATTACGAAGCTTCTTGCTGACTGGAATCTTATTAGAGTTGTAGAACAAAAACAAATTGAAGAATTACAAGCACCTCTGAACCAGATTAAGATTATTGCTCATAAAGATAAAAATGACTGGGAATTGGTGGCCAAATATAATATAGGTAATAAGAAAAAGTAAGGCATGTACATTTCATGGGATCTGTAGTAGAATAGATCTTGATGAGGAGAACATATGGCTACGATACGTACAACTGGATTGGATAAATTGCAGCAAAAACTGGCTAAGAGATTTATCCGGTGGACAATGAAAAAATTCTTTCCAAGATCATATTATACTTTTTCTATTAAAATAAAAGGTAGTAATGATCTTTTAGAAAAATACGAAATGTATGCAGATTGTATGTACGATAGTGTAGGTGTTCGACCAAAGGAATATACAATTCGAATAGATAATACACTTGATCCAGAAATGTTTATCAAAACTCTTGCTCATGAATTGACACATGTCAAACAATGGGGTAAGGGTGAAATGAAAACTTACGAGAGAAACTTTAAAGTTACTCGTTGGCACGAAAGAAAAATTCGGCATGATTTGATTAATTATCATGATATGCCATGGGAAATTGAAGCACACGGTCGTGAACATGGACTGTTTGCTCAATTTATTGAGAATGACGAAGAAATGAGAGATTTGATTGATGGCACAGCTACTGATTACAAACTGCTCGGACACAAGCAGATGGTACTCTTCTAATATAGGAGAGACATTTCCTCTTCTCAAAGAATTCGATATTGAATATTTAACTCTTCAGGCCCCGTCTGAGGAGTTTAATGGCTATCGCTTTAAAAATTATATTTTGAAACAAGACGCGGAGATTATTGATGTCTGATATAATGACTTTCTGCACCATCACTGGTGAGATTATTGGTAGATTAAAAGAAGAGAACGACACTTCCTACGTAGTAGAAAATCCACGACTATTTGGTCAATCTGAGCAAGGTGTTGGCTTTGTCCCGGGTGTATGCATGACCGGTAAGCGCGAACCTTCTGAAGCTACACTGAACAAAGCCATGATTAGTTGTGTTGTAGAAACTGATGAAAATATTGTCAAGGCTTGGCAACAACAAACTTCTGGCATTGTACTTCCGTAATGCTACATCAAGTAACGCCGTTAGATGCAGTATATCATATATTAAAAACTGGTACCAAAGAACAGTTGCTAGCAGATGAACATCTTGTTAATTTTTACAATCAATTTAATATAAAAATTGTACCATATCAAGAAGTTTTAAAAATTCTCAAACCTGTTGAACGAGCACAATCTGAAGTACACTACGGAAGAATAATTAGTGAGATGCTATCTAAAAATGATGATGTTGAAGATCCGAATCAACACTATCTAGAAAACTGTGAACCCGGAACACGTTCCTATGATGTCAGACAATTTACAAAAATGTCATGGCTAATTAATGATATTAAAAATCATGGTTTAAAAGAACCTATCACTGTAATCTTATCTCCCGAATATAATGCAGACACGCAGGAAATTAATATTAAAAAAGTTTCTCATCCGGGTTCATTTAGATTTCATGCATTACAAATAATGGATTTAAATCCTGATATTATTGTATTCGATCATTTTAATTTTTTACCTGAATATAAAAAGGTAGGTCTAGAAGATCTATTAAATCTATATAATGACGATGATACGTATTTTGAAATAGCAATACTTCCAAATCCGGATAACCATTTAACACCACAAATTTTAAACATTGCAGGACAATCAAGAAATGGATTGATGATGGAATCAATCGAAAAATATTTCGAAGATCATACAAAAAAAGTGTTTAATAAAAAATGGAAAATATTTGTTGGGTATGATGGTAAACATACTGATGCTGCTGCTACATGTGTTAATAGTATCTACTATGCTATGGGCTCTCAAATGTCAAAAACCGTAGAAGTAGAATTACTCGATATATCAAAGATACCAGAATATACCAGAGAATATAAAAATCAAAGTACAGAGTTTGCATATTCACGATTTCTAGTACCTTATCTTTCGAATTATGAAGGTATGAGTATTTTTGTTGATGATGATTATATTTTTACCAAAGATATTCGAAATTTATTTTATTTTATTAATCACGATCAAGCTGTATCATGTGTTCAACATAATTTTGAAGAAAAATATAATACTAAATTTAATAATGAAAAAGACGTTTGGTATCCTAAAAAACTGTGGTCAAGTTTAATGGTATTCAATAATGAACATCCTGATTGTAAAAAATTAACACCAGAAATTGTAAATACAGAATCTGGAAAATATTTGCATCAGTTCGAATGGACAGATAAGATTGGATCTATACCAAAAATGTGGGCATGGACAGAAGGATACGATGATATAAATAGTATACATCATGCTCGAGGTTTACACTGGACAAGAGGTGGCCCTTGGATTGAAGACATGAATTGTAGTGAAATTCAAGGACTGAGTTTATATGATTATTATAGATCTAGGCACATAGATCTAAAAGTTTTTCAATCTAGATTTTGTGCATTCGTTAATCCACATGAGTGGTATGATATGAATGAACCTTTGATAGATGAAAATAGTGGAACTAAAACCGTACTAAAAAGAGGTAAATGAGATGGATACTGTAATTGCAATCGTATTGTTTGGCGCCGCTGGAGTAGCACTTTATTTTTGGCTACAAAAGCGTAAAGAACCAAAGAAAACGGTCATTTTGCCAGGCGTTTCAGAAGATCTATTTAATGCTACAGTTGAAGATCTAATGCGTAAAACCAAAGCAGAGCTTATTCAAATTTGGTCAGCTGAAATTATTGCAAGCGGTGGTAATTATGTTCCTCCTACGCTTGGTAACGGCATGACCAAAAAACAGATTTCAGAAGAAATCGCTGCACTCCGCCTGGGCGGCCGCCCCTAAAAAAAACATGTACAA